CCCTTGAGTATTCTTTCATCGGTCTATATCCAGAGAACCTAGCATCAACTCAGGTTCAGTATGGTTCTAACAGCGAACTAACTCGTATTACATGTAGCTTCAAGTATGACAGGTACATTGCTGGCTCTATCTACAGCTACGACTTTGCTAAAGGTATCGGTAACAATAACTCTTCCCTAGTGCGAAATATTCTAGAAGGCGACATTCTAGGTGTACTCGACAATCTCATCAACTAAATAGTATAAGGAGGAGCTTCTACATGTCTGACTACAGATACCCTATCACCATGTTGGATGGTGATGCAGACTACCTACTTATCAATGTCCTAGAGTATTGTCCCCCCGGAACTGGTGGTGCAGGACAGGACTTCTCTAACTTCTTCAACTTCACTAAGAGTGGTGGAAAGAAAGGTAAGAGAAAGTCCAAGCACTCTATGATTCTACCCATCCCAGAAGGTATTCAGGATATGAATGCTGTTTCTTGGCGTGGAGATAACCTCAATGCTGTACAGGCAGCTGCCTTTAGAGCAGGTGAGGCTATTGTCAATGCAGGCAACCTAACAGAAGCAGAAGGCAATGTAGCTGTTGCATTGAAGAAAGCACTAGAAGCTGGTGGTCAGCAACTACAAGGTTTCTTAGCTCAGCTAGAGAACAACAGTGATGTAAGAGACTCTGTTAAGTCTTACTTCATCACCCAAGCCGTTAATACTTTCGGTACAAATATTTCAGCTAACAGCATCTTCAGCCGTGCTACTGGTCAGGTTCTAAACCCAAACCTAGAGCTACTCTTCGATGGTGTTCAGCTACGTTCATTCCAGTTCTCCTTCCCATTGACCCCTAGGAACGAGCAGGAGTCCCTTCAAATCAAAGGGATGATACGTACGTTCAAGCAGTCAATGGCTGCCAAGACCGGTGGTAAGGGTGGCTCACGAGGTCTATTCATTGCATCCCCTGATGTATTCAGGTTGGAGTTTAAGAAGGGAAGAAAGAAGCATCCTTTCTACTTCACAATGAAAGAGTGTGCCCTCAAAGGTATGAACGTTAACTACATGGAGACTCAGTCATACGCAACGTATGAGGATGGTACTCCTGTAAAGATGCGTCTCAACCTACAGTTCACCGAAGTCAACCCAGTCTACGCGGAAGACTACGATTCTATTAAAGATGGAGTTGGTTACTGATGACATATTTTAGGCAGCTACCAGACCTAGAGTATCCCAACATTGTTGATAGCGATGCAACTCTTGGTGACTATCAGTTATTCAAGAATATTTTCATCCGTGGAAAACTAAGGGATGACCTACAGAATATTCTTACTGTATTCCAGAAGTATACCATCCTAGATGGTGAGCGTCCTGACCAGATTGCAGAGAAGCTTTATGGTGACGTAGAACTTGACTGGGTAGTTATTACTACGGCTAACATCATCAACCTACAGAACGACTTCCCACTATCCAACCAAGCTCTCTATGAGTATATCGTTGGTAAGTATGGTGAGGATGGTATGCAAGACATTCGCTACTGGCAGACTACCGAAGTCCGCGACAGCATGAAGCGTTTGATCCTACCAGCAGGTAAGGTTGTAGACAAAGACTTTACTATTCCTGACCCTGATCAATCCATAAGAGATCTAAAACTCGTAATTGCAATAAATAAATTTGATTATGAACGCATGAAGAATGATAAGAAGTGAAAAATCTATGTACTCCGTAATGAGTATATCGGTCAGTTCTTGAATGACATGGAAGACATTGCAACGTATGGGTTCAGCTCAGAGTTTGTAAACGAGAAAACTATTAAAGTGGCATCCAATAGGTTGGCATAAAAAAAAAGCCCCTCCGAAGAGGGGCTTTCTTGTATCAGTCTTCTGCTAGGGACTGGAAGTAGGACAGTGCGTCGTCCTCTTCATCTGCGGCAGGAGCGGGAGCACCTACGGTTGGTAGCTCAGGCTCAGAGAATGCTGCTTCCTCACGCTTGAATGCGGGGCGAGCAGAGCGGAGCTGTGCTTCGATATCCTCATCACCTGCATCTTCCTGAGGAGCGACACGAGGAGTAGAACCGGCTAGACCAAGGACTTGGTTGAAACGCTTCTTGAGGTCATCGTAGGACTTGAACTGGTCAGCAGAGACGAGTTCAGCGAGGGAGTGCTCTTTCTTCCAGAGAGCTTCTAGAGCTTCGTCGTCACCACCTAGAAGGGGAGTAACCTTACCGAAGGTAGAGGAGTCGTAGTTACGGTAGCCAGCAACGTTCTTGGCTTTGAGGTTGAAGTTAGCACCTTCCCAGAAGTCAAAGGGGTTGAGTGCTTCTTCGTCTTCAAACTCAGGCTGCATGGCAGACATGACCTTGTCAAAGATCTTCTTACCGAACTTGTAAAGGAATACCTGTCCCTCATTCTGTGGGTTAGCAGGGTCCTTAACGACCATGATGTTGGCGATATAGGTTAGCTTACGCTTCTGCTTACGTGCTTGCTCTTTACCGGCGTCAGTACCGTTATTCCAGAGTTCAGAGTTGAACTCAGATACGGGGTCCTTCTGACCTAGGGTAGTAAGGCTGTTTTCGATATACCATCCACCTTTGCCCTGGAAGGCGTGGGAGTATAGCTTTACGAATGGCATGTCTTCGCCGTCAGGCGCTGGGAGGAAACGGATAACGGCATACCCGTTCTGTGCTTTATCACATTCTAGCTTCCAGTAACGGTCATCACCACTACCGCCACCGTTGTTGTTCATCTTCTCTACTTCTTTAACGAGCTTCTGGGTTAGGGCTCCGAGAGAGGATTGCTTCTTGAGGTCTTTGAATGACATAGGTTTCTTTGGATACGTTGGATAAACGGCGGAACTTGTCGCGCTTGCGACTCCCTTATTATAGGGCAAGCGCGGTAGGATGCCAAGCCTAGGTGACAGTTGTCAGAGTGTCACCACTTTTCTTGTGGGTCGTCTTCGGAGTCGAACTTCTGAGAATGGTACTTCTCGTTCCAGTCCAGTTCCTTCTGTAGTGAGACTAGGGTCTCTGCGGTTTCGTCGAACATCTCTAAGACGCTCTTCGTTTCGTTGTAGCCCATCTGGATGAAGTGACTTTTAATGTCATCCATAAGGCTCAAAGAACTCTCTGTTCCTGAGAGTTGACAACGGTAATACATGTTTTTCTGCTTCTCAAGCAGCCTTTGAAGCATGTTGAGGTTCTCTCGTTGCTCAGTGAAGTTTGCATACTCTGCGTACTGAGTGTACATCATTGCCTCAAACTGCATCTCCATAATGTCTTCGATGCACTCTTGTACTATAGGTGAGTCAAAAAACTTATCCATGGATTAGCTCCCGTAAGATTTTCTTACACTTGAATACATCTATATTTATGAAGGGCTTATATTTGCGGACTTTGAGGCTTACGGTTTCCCACACTGGGTCTAAGAGTTTCTTGTCCAACCTTCGAGTATAGTTGAAGATCATGTCTAAGATGCATAGCGTCTCTATGCTGAGGTCCCCTGACAGATAGGACTTTAACACTGGAGGGTGACCCCTCGCGGGGTCAAACACTCTGTCAAGCGAGTCACTCTCAAATAGTTGAGTTACTTCTTGAGTGAAAATGTAAGTAAGACTCTGATATCGTTTTGATAGGGAAGTATAATGTCTCTCGCCCGACTGCATAATCTCACCGATCCATACTGAAGAGGGGTTATCGGTGGCTACGAAGTTTGCGATGAAGAACATCTTGATCTCATCGTCTGAAAGCTTGCGCGACATGCGTTCAAAGAAATACTTGTCGCGTCTTTTATTGAAAGCAGCGAGAGAGGAACGGGTCTTGCCCGCGTATTTGAAATAGTCATACTTAGTATCTGTGAAGTGCTTCTTCATGGCTAAGTATGTCTTGTAGACATCAAATGGGGTCATTGCTCCTCTCTTGACTCTGCTGATCATTCGGTTATCAAAGTGGTAGTTTGGCTTTGCTCACGCCCTTGACTTTCATGAAGTTGAGGCGGGTGGCGTCAACCTTGAGCTTCTCCTTGAGAGGCTTGGTCATGAGCTTCGAGACGGATTCTACATCAATATTCTCCTTATCGCAATAGTGGATAATGGCATCGATGTAGTTCATCCCTTCCTTGAGAACGATGTGCTCAATCTCATAGGAGAACTTGATAGGGGTGAGGAACTTTTCTTCTAGAACTTTTTCTAGTTCTCTTTTACTGGAGGCTTTGGAGTTTGTCATTGACGAATTTGCGAATGTACTGGTCTAGTTTTTGTACCCACTTGAAAACATCTCGCTCTTCGTAGACCTTAAGGTCGCCGTCTTCACATGCCATGATAATGATGAGCTTCTTAGCCTTGATACCGGTTAGTTCGTAGAGCATACAGGCATACGCTGATGCTTGTACAAAGTAACCTTCGATCCATTCGACTGGCTTGACAGCTTTAGATGTTTTGAAGTCGATGATAGCTAGTTCACCTTCGTACTCCGCAATACAGTCAACAGTACCAGCAATGCCTAGTTTCAAGCTATACATTGATGCCTCTTGGGCAAGAATGTTATCAATTTTGTTTAGTGCTGGCTTTGCAGTATTGAAGAGGATCTTGGAGATGGGAACCTTGACTTCTGGGAGGGGCTCATTGTTTAGATAATATTCAGTAAGGGTGTGCATATCTGTACCCCTACTGGTAGCCCGCTTGGTAATACGGTCTGCCTCATCCTCACCAACTTTCTTGCGCCACTTCTGAAAGAACTCTTTCTTGTAATTAGAAGTGACACTAGTAATAGAAACAAGCTTGATAAGTTCACCATTGCTTTCAGGTACTTTATAGTACCTTACTCCGTCAATGGTTTCCCTATCAAGCTTCGGTAGTTCTACTTGCTTATGAGTAAAAGGCATCACCTAGTAGTAAGATGATACCATTATAGCATATTTAGATGTCAATGCCAGTCTCGTGCTTGGCGAGTAGGTACTCTTTACAGAGACCGGAACGGACAATGTCGTCTAGACCAAACTCAACCTTGCTGATGCTAGGCATAGCGTCAAGGATAGTCATGAAGTCCATGATGCCTGTCTTCTCAGATGCCTTGGTTAGGTCAGTCTGGGTGGCGTCACCACAGAAGTGGATCTTAGAGTCTTCACCTA